GGCGGACGGCATGCGTCGCTGTCTCTAGCATAGAATGGGGTCTCCTCCTCGGCTTACTAATGCGCAACAAAAAACAACACCTGCCCCAGCTTGTACGCAGTTCTAGACCGTGTGTCAAGCCTGAGAAACCACTCGGCACCCCCCTAGTTTTTTACAAAACCAGCAGGCGGCATCGGGCGCGCTCGCGCGCTCTTCTCTTTCTTTTTCTTCTTCGGGATTCGGGACTCGGGATATCGGGATACCGAGGGAATCTGTTCGCGGTTGGTCTCCGATGTGGGTCACATGTTCGACACATGCGGGTCACAGTAGGGCTCATCACCATTCAGAGACGTTCAATGGCTTGACATGAGAGAGGTTTGAACATTTGTGATGGAACCACACTTCATGAGTGCCTACGCATGAGTACGTACAGTCATAAATTTGACGCGACTTTTCAAAAATTCACCCTGTGTGTCTAATGGATAATTGGTTATCCACAGGTACCGATCCGAAAAGCCAAATACCATTAGACACACCAAAAACATTTTTTTGAGAGCGGTTCTCAACTAAAGATGGGCATCCGTGAGGTAGGTAGTTCTTCTAGGGCCAAAATAATTTTATGTAGGCCATTGACATCTATGCGCCGCGCATAGTAATATCCAGCCATGATGATTGCGCGACAGAGCCTAGGCAGCGCGAGCCCGACGAGCCTGGCTCTCCACCACTCGGGGGAGGCGGATAGCATGTCAGACTATTACATCTACACAGATGCAGAGTCCCAGAGAATTACTGCTGAGAATGTCGATGCTGCAATCGCGAAATTTGACCCGACCCATCCGACATGGGCGGAGCTGGCTAGACACATTGAGGCAGTAGGCGGATGGGCCGGAGTGCAAGAAAATGGCGTAGAGCTATTGTATGCAGGGAAACGGTAGGTGCTGGCGCGGAAATGACTGACGCTGACAACTGAGCCGATCGTCCGGCTTCGCTCCAATGGGGCCGCGCCAGCAAAGGGAGTATATGCCAGAGGCACGACTGATGCAACAGATCCCCCTCTCCACCGAGTACGCGATCCGGGAGGCTGTGGCCATACTGCGCGCCTCCCGGCGCAATTTCAGATCCCGGCAGGTCGAGCAGGCCAGGCAACTCCTGGAGATGGTCCTGGCCGATCTGCCGGATCGGCCCAGGAAACCCATCGACGCTGTAGCGCGGGAGATCACGGAATGACCGCCGAGCAACTCAAATCGATCCGCGCCACACTGGGTCTCACCCAGGCGCAGCTGGCGCATCGGCTCGGCGTGGTGCCATCCACAGTCGCAAAATGGGAGCAGGGCGTCCATCCAATCTCGCCGATGGCGGAAAGAGCAATTCGTAGCCTGAATTGACGTACAAAAACGGGGCGGTTCGAACTCGACTCAGAACTGTTTATCTCGACTAAATTCTGGATAGGAAGGCAGAAATGCTTGTAAATAGTCGAGATGGGACGTAATGGAACGAAGCTAGAAGATGCCTGATGAGTTTTCAAGACCGGCACGTTCGGCCACTCCGTCACCCCTCCATCGGCCATATGACATTGAAAATACGATAGAATATCCAATCACGTCGCGTCACTTCCGGTTTTGGATTCCCGGATGAGGGGCGGTTCAGGGGTGGTTCGCGTTTGCAATCGCTCGATCGCACTCCGCAGCCGTCCATGGTCTCGCTTTAGGTAGCGCTCCATCGCCTTCCAGCTCTTCCACCGGCCCAAATCCTTGATGTCTTTCACTTCCACGCCAGCTTGTTGCAACCGAGCCGCAAACGTATGCCGGAGGGTGTGGAAGGTCTTTCCACTCTTCCGCGACAGGACGATGCCGGCGCGCTTCGCCGCGGGCTTGAACCTGTTGTTATACCAGCTTTTATGGTTCACGGGCTCGTGCGGATTCTTCTCGTTCGGGAAGACCCACACTGAATATCTGTCCCGCCGTTCGAGCAAATCCCGGGCATCGCGGTTGATCAGAAAGACTTCCGGCTTCCCGCTTTTCGGGGTGCGCAACTTGCCGTAGCCGCGCTCCAGATCCAGGTCATCCCACCGCAGCGTGAGCAATTCTTCCTGCCGCAATCCCGTCAGAATGGCGAGACTGGGCACGCAGGCATAGGGGCCCAACTCTCGAGCCAGGGCGCGTTCTTCGTCGTGGCTGAATTCCACTTCCGGAGGACTGGGCTCTTTGAACTTTTTCAGCTGACAGGGATTTGCCGGCAGCGTGCCTTTTCTCACTTCAAGGGCGCAGACATGGTGCAGCCAGGCGAGATACCGATTAACCGTGGAGTGCGACAACGGCCCGCGAAAGGACCCATGTGCGAGCAAATGCGTGCGAGCGCGATCAATCTGAGGCGCCGAGAGGTTGGCAAGGGATTGTTCGCCGAGGAATTGTGTCCAAAATTTCCCGTACACCTGTTCGCCGGCATAGTTCTTCTTGTCGGTCGCCTGGGCCAAGTAGTGCGCGATGATGTCAGCGAGAGTCGGTCCGGACTCCCCATGCCGTGGAGGGAAAGGGCGATGCTCGCGCAAGTCCTTCTTCCGGTCGTCATACCAGTTACGCGCGTCCTGCTTGCGCCGGAATCCTTGCCACTTGTGGGCCCGTCCATGCGCGTAGAGTCGGACGCCGAACCACTCCGATCCGTCGGCCGTCGTGTAGACAAACAGGCCCCGGTCTTTCCGATCCTTACGTGCCATTGCCTATCGGGGCTATAAGTGCTGAATCCAATCCAAGAAAAAGAAGAAAACCATCAAGGCTATAGGCACGGCGAGGCTCAGCGCAGCCCAATAGAGGAATCCCATCCACAATTTCCTTGTTGGCGAGTCACGGGGTAGCAGTCCATCCAGCGGATCAGATGTCCGGTTCATCATGTCCTACCTCCTCCGGTGCCCAGGTAAATGCCCAGGAATGCCACTGAGGGATACACAACCACTTTCGATGAAATTAGATTCGCTGTCGAACGATTTCCCACAGTCCATCATCTCGCAATATGGCGCGTGCCGCGCCCTGGGAGGGGTGCGGGAATTTGATCAGCGGGAGTGGCCCCCTTTTCGGGGCGATTTAGATTCTACGACCGTCAATTTCTTCGTGTTCGTCTGAAGTCGATCGCGCTCCATTCCTTCGTCTGACAGGCCAAGTGCCATGCGCAAGATATAACGCGCCTGGTCCGTCATCTTCCGATCACTCCTCGCCGCCGACTCTTCCAACGCAGCGTGAAGCTCCTCGTCTGACCGAATGTGAATGAAGTCGCCCTTCTTCGACATGCATGGAATCTTAATGATTTCAGAATGTTGCATACAACTCCAAAAAAGTTACTAAAAGTTGCAGAAAGTTATTGACAAATTTTATTCCTTGGGAGTACAAGTAACATCATGCAACAAAAAACAACAAAACGTCTGGTTCGTGTCATCTCGGATATTGATCGGTCATTGGCGCGCAAGCTCGATTCTGAAGTCGGGAAGACCGGACTGAGCCGGGCAGCCATCATCCGATTGGCACTCATCCAGCGATACCAACCAGCACCGCAGCACCCATAACCCCGGAGACCGCACCATGTCTCGCCCGAAGATGATCGCGCGCATGAGTTTCCGCCTTCCCGAAGAGCTTGAAGCGGATGTCCTTCGTGAGGCGCAGCGTCGGTCCTGTTCGACGAATGAAGTCATTGTGACGGCCTTGGAGAACGAAATGTCGCGCATGCTCACGTACCGGCTGAACTACTACAGCGATATACACCCCCTCCTGGTGAGTGGCGAGGGAAACCGTGTCATACACGCGTCAACCTTGTCCGACACGATGAGGAACCGCGCCTCATGAGCACCAAGCACGCCATCACAGCAGGAGAAGCCAGATTCTTTGCGTACCTCATTGGGCAGGAACGCGCATGGAGCCGGGCGCGAGTGATTCAGGAGGCCTGTGCCATCTCGGACGGATCGCTCCACAGCTACATCCGACGATTCAGGGAATTGGGCCTGTGTGAAGTGGCGCAGATGAAACCGGAGCGCTATCGCTTCTCTACGCCAAGCAGTCCTGAAGGCCAAGACTATCTCAAGTTGCTCAAAACAGCCGCTGAGGTCATCGCCTACGAGGAGTCCCAATCATGAGCGTCACCGACATCAGCCCAGCAGCCGTCCACGCCATCCGACAGGAGTTCTTAGAAGGGGAGCGCGCGAAGTGGTTGACCGTTGAAGAGGCCGCCTACGTGCTGAGCACGTCACGCGACACCATCTTTCGCATGATCAATAACGGTCTGCCGGTGCGACGCGAGGGGAAGGTGATCCGGATTCACATCGAGGACCTTCGCCCGCGTCAGCAGGAGGTTCAGCCATGACCCCACAGACGCAATGTGATCGCTGCTACCGACTTGGCCCGGTGACGTGGGACGAAGAGCAAGGTTTTTTGTGTTCCGAATGCCTGAATCATTTCACGCGACAGCGTGCACAGGACTTGGCGGACGACGAGGACCGATACGACAACACGGCCATTGACTGGAACGGCAACCTGCTCCACGAGGCCTAGCGACCGGGCACACATTCACCATTTGGATGCTTGAGGAGGAACGAGCATGCAATCTCTCTACACCCGCATCGACAAGACACGCGTTTTACTGCAACCGACGCCGGTTGAGCCGCACGAACGCAAAGCCTTCGGCCATGAGGACGAAGAGGACATGCCTCTCGCCTTCGAGTCCTGGAATTGGAACGCGCTGTTGCTGGCCATCGTTCTCAGCTTGAGCCTGTGGACCATAGGGTTTCTCCTGATCAAGAGCCTGGTGCCCTACCTGATTGCGTGGTTGGAGCCATGAGGCTCTTAGGATTCGGCGTCCTGCTGCTGGCCTGGTCCGTCCTGATCATCGGCGGGTGTATGGCCGTGGTGGAGTGGCGACGCGATTGGCTGAGAGCCAAGTGGTTGCGGGAGACCCGATTCATTCCGTTGCTCGAAATGCAAGAGACCTTTTGGAAGGCGAAGTGATGCGACCGGACTTTGACAATTATGACTACCGAATCGCGCTGGCCATGATTGGGATGGCTATTCTAGCCTGGTTCGTCGTCGCGATCTATCGGTAAGCACGCGCAAGGCAGACGCAAGGAGGCCCCACATGACGACCGTTGTAGAGCAGGACTTGAGCACATTGGAACAGCAACTCGTGACGTACCAGGAGAAGACGAAGGAGTTTGAGACCATCACGGAAGACAAGCTCGAAGAAGCGGCCATCTTCATTGGGGGATGCAAGGCCGCCGAGAAATGGATCGAGTCGGAGCGCACGGCCAAGGTGAAGCCGCTCAATGACGAAGTGCGCACGATCAATGCCGCGCACAACAACGTCAAGACCGGATTTGAGCAGGCCCGCACCACAGTGGAGCGCAAGGTCTCGCTCTACCGAATCGAGCAAAAGCGATTGGCGGATGAGCGGCAGCGGCTCGAACTGGAAGAAGCCGCACGAATCCAGCGCGAGAAAGAAGCCAAGCTCCAGGCCGAGCGCGAGGCGTTAGCGAAACAGGAAGAGGAAGAACGAATCGCGCGAGAGAAAGCCGACCTGGAAGAGACGAGCATCGATCGCAAGATCGAACGCGCCGAGCGGGAGTTGGTCGAATTGCAGGAATCGGCGCCCGAGAACATGGATGCCGCCTTTCAACGCAAACTGCAAGCCAGAGAAGAGCGCGTGTTGACGCTGCGCGCCGAGAAAGCAGCCCTGGCGCCGGTCGTGGTCGATACCTCTGCGACCGATGCAAAGCGTGAAGAAATCGCCAAGCTGGAAGCGGGAGTGGCCGTGCCGATTGTGGCGCAGGTGGTCGAACAGGCCCCGAAGACCATCAAGACAGGCGCAGGTTCCGTGTCGTTCAAGGACGACAAGAAGACATGGTGCCTCCCGAATTGGCCGGATACGTCCAAAAAATTCTACACGCGCGATTTGGTGAGTGATGAGGAGATGGAGGCGTTACCGCCACGCATCGCCTTCCTTATTCGGCACAGCGTCTTGGATGCCCCAACGCTTAACAAGTCCCATGGAGCCGGCATTCGGTTTCCCAAGCCATTCGGCGAGGTTGCTGTCTTCGGTGGGTCGCAGGTGCGGAGCAAATAACTATGAGCCTGAAGTCCGACGAGAAGAAGCGCATCAAGCAGGAGAAGCGCGCGCAGCATGGCCACTCGTCTTCCTGGCAACTGTTCCTGTCCCAGTGCAAGGACTCGACCTGCACCAATGTCGAGCACGAAACATTCGGGCTGATCTTGCAATGTCCGAACGATGGGCAGGACGGCGCGCACCAGATGCTGTGCACCGGCAGCCGGCATGTCTGCAAGCAGTGTCAGCCTGCAGAGACCACATAAGGCGCCCCCGTTGGGGGCAACCTGGAAGATCCGCCCCAGGTCAAGAGGACGGTCCCGAGGCGGTCACCTCGGTCTTGCATCGTGGTGCAAGGGGCCGGGGTGAGGGAAAACAGGCCCTCACCCCACTTGCGGAGGACCCATATGCAGCGTGGCCATCGTCTCGATCAACTACACCTGCGGGAACTGTTATGCGAGCAATTCCACGGCCGTCTTGGCCGACGGATGGGAAGTGGTGGCTGGATGAACGAGCTACGCGACCCCAACACATTGATTGTCCTGGTGCTGGCACTCGTTCTCGCAGGGGCCTGCATCGGGATCACGTTGGCAGGGATTCGATAACCAGGAGGGGAATTATGACCGGAAAGCAATTCAAAGAGTTCGCCAGTCAAGTGCCGGATAACGCGGTGATCGAGATCGAAACGGACTCCAGGACCTACAAGGATGAATGGAAACGGCTTGATCCGAAAAAGATCCAAGCGCGGTTCGTCTTGAAGCCTTCAGCGATAGAGACGGTTAACGAGCAGGAACAAGTGGAGGCCTAACGTGCTGATGCTGCCGCGGTTCTTCATTCGACGCCTGAAACTGGAGCGTGAACAACGGGCGCCTGTGCCGTCTCAGCGAGCCTCGACCACCAGCCGAGCGCGCGCCAGTCGATCGACCAAGGCGAGATTTTGGGCCCTTCGAGGATTGAAGAAAGCCAATGGAGGAGATGTCATGGAACACGCGCCGCAGTGTCCTGCGTGCCACTCAGATGATGTGACCAGGATCACGCATCCGCCATCCTTCGCAGTGCCCGAGTCGTCCAGCTGGGAGTGCCTGGAGTGCGAGCACCAATGGGGACAGGAGTAAGCCGACATCATGCCGTTCATCATCTGTCCACGCTGCCACCAGGCAACCGACTTCGCCGAACCGGTCGGGGATTTCTCGACCACGCATCTTCTCTGCGAGCGGTGCGCGGAGGAGTTCGCAGTAGAGATCAAAGAGGAGTTGAAAGGGACGCGCGGAGAGGATTCGAAGGAGCCGAAGGCATGAAACGCCTGATTTGCGAGCGGCACATTCCGAAGAACTATCGGCATGTCGAGACCGGCAAGCGCTACTGGGCCGTGAGTGAAGGCCTTGAAGTGCTCCACCCTGAGCGCTTCGCCATGGTTCGCAAGGATGTGCTCAGCAAGGCCCTCGTGCGGGGCACGCAGGTTCACGCGATCTTTGCCGACATTCTGGCGACGAGGGGCAAGGTTCCTGGGTACGCGTTTGAACTGAAGAAGGTTCCCGCTGTGCTGCGCGGGTACGCCGCAGGGCTCTACGACTGGGCTGACAAGCACAACGTCATCCCACGCAAGATCGAATGTTCATCCGTCTGGGAGAGATGGAATGTCGCCGGCACGGCGGACACGGAAGCCTACTACGGACGCGAACGACTCATCATCATCGGGGAACTGAAGAGCGGCATCGAGGAGCGATTGAACCGCGTGCAAGTCCAAATCTATGGGCAGATGGAGGAGTACCGCGAGGCGAAAGCCTACCTCCTGATCTATGTCGATAAAGAGGGGCACGTCAAAGAGAAGTGGGTGCAGCCATCGCCTCACGATATCGCGTGGTTCTGTGCAGGCATTGGAGTGTTGAACGGTCGGATGAACGGATAACCAAGGAGAATCGCATCATGTCATTACCAGCTATCCCAGCTAAAGGAATGCGCCAGCAAGACAACGGCCTTGTTCAAACCGTCGAGCAAGCCGCCGAACTGGCCGCCGTCAGCGCCGCTTCGAAAGAGCGCGCGGAAATTGAGTCCGCGATGATCATCGCCAAGCGCATGCCGAGAAATGAAGCCGACGCCTTCCAGCGACTCATGAAGGCCTCGCAGCGCCCATCATTCGCCGAGGATGCCAATTACACCTTTCCGCGCGGTGGGCAGGATGTCAGTGGGCCCTCTGTGAACCTCGCCAGGGAAGCGGCCAGGACGTGGGGCAACATTCGCCATGGGTTGCGTGTGCTGCGAGAGGATGAGTCGTCGCGCACCATCATGGGATGGGCCTGGGACCTGGAGAGCAATACCAAGATTGAGGCTGAAGACCATTTCGAAAAGCTCATCCAGCGCAAGAATAAATCCACCGGCAAAACCGACTGGGTAGAGCCGGATGAGCGCGACTTACGCGAACTCACGAACAGGCGCGGCGCAATCCTCGTGCGTAACTGCATCCTGCAATTGTTGCCCAAGGATTTGATCGAAGATGCGCTGTACCAGTGCGGAAAGACGCTCCAGAACGCCGCGCAGAGCGATCCGGACGCGACGAGAAAGCGGCTGCTGTCAGACTTTGGGCGAATCAATGTCAGTGTGGCCATGCTCGAGGGCGTGTTGGGCCATCCGTTCGATCAATGTTCGCCGAAGGAATTGGCCGACTTGCGCGCCATCCACAACAGCATTGCCGCAGGGAATTCCACCTGGGCCGAATATGCGAAGGATGCCGGCCAGGAAAGCGAGCCGAAGGCCGATATCAATAGCCACCTGTCGAAGCAATCTCAGGAGCAAGCCACCACCGGCACTGCGAGTACCCACGCAGACGAGTCGACGAGTCCTCCCTCCGAGACTCCTACCGGTGGGGGCCCTGGGCATATGACGCCGCAGGAATGGAGCGCCATGCTGCTGTACCTCAATACCGATCCGGAGCGCATGAAGGTCAAGAACAAGACCAAGGCGGCGCTAGGCATGAAGCCATTGGATAAGCTCAATTCGCTCCTGGCCAACAAGCAAGTGGAGTTCATCGGCAAGCTGATGCAGATCGCCAAGCAGGAAGGCGTGGAGATCACGTTTTAGGGCTACCGGAAGGAGTGTGGATCTGTGAGACCACGTTGGTTGGATGAGGGGAGAATCAATATCGCTGGGGGAATTGCCACGGTTCGGCGCGAGTCGGCGCCTCGAGCAATACCTGTCGGGCCTGATGGCAATCGCTTCGATAGCAAAACAGAGCAGGCCTACTTCAACCATCTCACTGCGTTGAAGTTCGGCGGGGAAATCATCGAATTCTGGTATCACCCCTTCACGATCAAGCTTGCCGATGGTGTCCGCTACACGCCTGACTTTCTTGTTCAGGTCGCCCCCAGCACATCAAGGCTCCAAATCCATGAAGTGAAAGGGTGGAGCAAGAACGTCCGCGACGGGATCACCAGGGTCAAAATCGCGGCATCGCTCTATCACTGCTTTGACTGGCGCATGGTTCGGAAGGGTTCGTCCAAGTGGGAGATGACGTTTCTTTAATCACAAGGAGACATGACGTTATGGCGAAATTGCGCGAAGTGAAAATTGAGAAAGCAATCCGATCACGCACGAAGGTGGAAAGCTTGCGGTGCGATCTGACCCCAGATGAGCAGCGAGTGAAAGGATTGGATCTGGCGCAGCAAGAGAAGGACATCTACGACCTGAACCAGCAGAAGAAGCTGTCAGCTGACGACTTCAAGGAAAAGATCGAATTGGCCACCAGGCGCATGACTGGATGCGCGCAAGTCTTGCGGCAAGGCTACGAGTATCGTCCCATAGAATGCGAAGAGATCTACGACTACAGCACAGGGACCGTGCGCCTGATTCGGAAGGATACGCGAATCATTGTGCATGAACGTCCCATGCAAGAAGTCGAGCGGCAAATGACCTTTGTGGCTGATGCAGAGTTTGAGGAAGTTCCCAAGCAGCCAGAAGCGAACGCATAGCATCGCATCAGCCAGGAGTCCCAGCATGGAACAACTCTCAATCGTCGATGCCATCAACGCCAGAAACGAGGCAATGGTCCGCGTCGAGAGCCATGCTGGGCCGTCCTTTATGGAGAGCGCCAAAGACTTCGTAACTACCTATCTCGCTACACATGGGGCGACATCGGGGGAAGTCCTCACGACTGCCTGTGTCGCGAGCGGAATTGTGCCGCATGACGAGAGGGCTTTTGGTGCCGTGTTTATGCGGCTGTCGAGAGAGGGGACCATCCTCAAGGTGGGCTTCTGCCCGCGCGTGAAGGGGCATGGGACGTCGGGCGGGAATATCTGGGATTTGGTGAAGAGGGAGCAGTGATGGACTACGCGGAGTTTCTGAAAACAAAAACGCGCCGATTTGGGAAGAATGGCTTTCGCGTCGATGCGAGCACATTGCCGGCCAACATTTTCCCTTGGCAACGGAAAATCGTGGAATGGGCCGTAGCCAAAGGTCGCGCGGCGATTTGGGCTGATACTGGATTGGGCAAGACGCTCATGCAGCTGTGTTGGGCGGATCAGGTGGCGAGACATACCGGCAAGCCGGTGATGATCCTGACCCCGCTGGCCGTGTCGTATCAGACCGTCGCTGAGGCTGCGAAGTTTGGACTGTCGGCCAATGTCTGTGCGGAGAACGACGAATCCGCCGTGTTGAGCGTGACGAACTACCACAAGCTGCATCGGTTTGATGCGACGAAATTTGGTGGCGTGGTGTTGGATGAAAGCTCGATCTTGAAGAGTTTTCAAGGCAAGACCAAAACGCTCCTGACAGAGACCTTTGCCCAGACGCCATTCAGGTTGGCCTGTACCGCGACTCCCGCGCCGAATGACCACCTTGAACTCGGGAACCACTCAGATTTCCTCGGGATCATGCCACAAAAAGAAATGCTGGCGCGGTGGTTCGTCAATGACCTCATGGGAAATATGTCATGGCGGTTGAAGGGCCATGCACGAAAGGACTTCTGGCGATGGGTGGCAAGCTGGGCCGTTGTCCTTCGCTCGCCAGCGGATCTTGGCTATTCCTCCGAAGGGTACGACCTTCCGAAGCTGACGATTCACCATACCGTCATTCCCGCCACTGGCATTCATGTAGATGGGGCACTATTTGCAGACGCCAGCTTATCAGCGACGACACTGCATGAAGTCTTGCGACAAACGGCACCCATGCGAGCAGCAAAGGTCGCTGAGTTGGTCAATCGAGAGTCCGATGAATCGTGGCTCCTATGGACCCATACCAACTACGAGTCCGATGCAGTGCATGAGACTGGGATTGAGATTGAGGAAGTGCGCGGATCGGACTCGGACGAGAAGAAGGAAAAACTACTGTTAGGGTTTTCTGATGGAACCGTTTCGCGCCTCATGACCAAGCCGAGCCTTGCCGGATTCGGGATGAATTGGCAGAAGTGCGCACGAATGGCTTTTGTTGGCATGAATTACAGTTATGAGCAGTTCTATCAAGCGGTGCGCCGATGCTGGCGATTTGGACAAACCAGGCCGGTTGACGCCTATTTGCTTGCGACTGATATGGAGTGGCGTTTGTTCGATGCGCTGGCAAAGAAGCAGCAGGCACACAAGACTATGCAAGATGAAATGATCGGATTGATGAAGGAGGAATCGGAATGCTTGATCTCCGCATAAGGGGAGAGGAAATCAGGGCGGTAACTGGAGAAGGCTGGACGATGTTCCATGGTGACTGCGTGCGCGTCGTCTCGGCCATGGAGGATGAGAGTATCGGGCTCTCGGTGTTCTCGCCCCCATTCAGCAATCTCTACATCTATTCGGACTACCTAGAGGATATGGGGAACTGCCTGAACCATGATGAGTTTTTCGCGCACTTCTCATACCTGATCGAGCAGTTGTATCGAGTGACGCAAACTGGCCGGTTGTGCGCAGTTCACTGCAACGACCAGACGAAGCAGAAAGGCGTGGATGGGGTGTGCGGACTCTATGATTTCCCTGGAGACATCGTGAGGGCGTTCCAATCGAAGGGATGGGTGTTCCATAGCCGTGTGACGATCTGGAAAGACCCTGTGATTGAGATGCAGCGCACCAAGAATATTGGGCTGCTCCACAAGCAACTCAAGAAGGACAGCTGCATGTCGCGCATGGGACGCGCCGACTATGTGCTGGTGTTTCGGAAGTGGGGCGATCATGACGAGGCGAATTTCCCGCACCCCGTGAGTCATACCGCCGAGGAATTTCCTGTTGATCAGTGGCAGCAGTGGGCCTCTCCTGTCTGGATGGACGTGCGGCAGACGAACGTCTTGCAATACCAAGATGCCAAGGGGCAGTCAGACGAACGGCACATTTGCCCGCTTCAGCTCGATGTGATTGAGCGATGCATCGGCCTCTGGTCGAATCCTGGGGATCTGGTGCTGTCGCCGTTCGCCGGGATCGGATCGGAAGGTTATCAGGCATTGAAGATGGGGCGCCGATTCGTGGGGGCTGAGTTGAAAGATTCGTATTTTGAGATGGCCTGCAAACATCTACAAGAGGCGGCAGGCCTCAAGAATCAATTGAGCCTATTGCAGGGGCATGAATGACCGGCGATTGGTTTGTGTATGCACTGATCTGCCTCAACGCAGGTGCCATGGTGACATACGCATGGGGAGGCAATCTCAATAAGGCGTTCTATTGGCTGTGCGTGATCGGGCTGAACTATTCGATTCTCAGAATGAAGTAACCGGAGGCACTGATGGGAACCATTGTCGGCAGTTGGGCTCAAGACGAAGTGCGAACAACCACGATTGCTCAGTCACATTCCGCCGCAGAACTGTTGCAGCGTGAATATGATCGCACGCTGGGCATTGTCAACGAAGTCGCGTCAATGCAAGGCATGTCCTTTCCATCCGAGCAGGAGTGGAACGGACATCGACTAGCTTGCCAGATGATACGGGAGAGACTTGAGAAGGGACGAGGATAATGCTCTGGATCGGCGAACAGACACAAGACGCGGCATCGTAGGAGGAGGGGAGATGAATCTATCTATCGACTCGATCAAGTGTTGGACATGTTAATGGAAGCCATTGCCCAGGTCGGCAGTCAGTACCAGTGGGCCACGAAATACAAGCTCTCTCCGCAGTACGTGAGCGATGTGTTGCGTGGGAGACGGAACATGGGACCGGCCATCTTGAAGGCACTAGGGCTAGAAGCGGTCACGCAGTATCGGAGCCTGAAATGACCCCGCGCACCTGGGCTGAGAAGGAGGTGGCAAAAGCCGTTACCGGCTATCAGTGGAATGGGCGTATTAGAAAGTCAACCGTCACACTGCCGGCCATTGCTGTCAAACTCTTGCTGGCCGAGCACCAGCGGGCCGTGCGTATTGTGAAGCGGGCCATTGCTGCTCAAAAAAGAAACATAGAGCTGACATTGCAACGTGGGCATGAAAATAACGGACGATTACACGTTTTCGCATTAGCGCAACTTGAATCCATCCTCGCCGCCCTTGAGCGAGGCCGCACAGCAAGGAGGACAAAATGAGCGTATCAAATTTGGAAGTGTTACAGAATGCGCAGATGAATCTGGAGACGTTTGTACGGATGAACCCGATGGTTGCACGGCATCCAATTTTCATGATGGCAACTGAGCAAGTAAAGAATGGAGTCGCAGCACTCAAAAGCGGCAAGGACATCAACGATACGTATATTGAAGATTGAGCGAGGCCGAGGAAAAGGGGGGAAGGGATGAAAATTTATGTCGCGAGTTCATGGCGGAATCAGTATCAACCAAAAGTCGTAGAGGCGTTACGCATGGATGGGCATGAGGTTTATGACTTCAAGGACGCCGAAGGATTTCATTGGTCTGAGATTGACCCCTGTTGGAAAGGGTGGTGCCCGGTAGCCTACCTGAACGGGTTGACGCATCGCTGCGCTGAGCGCGGATTTAATCGAGACATGACAGCACTGAGGGAATGTGATGTCTGCGTGTATGTGATGCCGTGCGGTGTGTCAGCCAGTCTTGAAGCTGGTTGGGCGTGTGGCGCCGGGAAGCGGGTCTTTGTCTACGTGCCCGAGTTGCGAGAGCCAGATTTAATGGTGAAGATGGCCGAATTGGTTACGGATAATCTCGCAGATATTCGCGCCGCATTAGCCTAACGCACCGAGGCCGCACACGGAGGGGGGGGGTAGATATGAGCAATGCAGACTTTGATATAGCGTGGTGTGAAGATTGTCAGCAGTGCCA